GCTCCAGAAGCAGAACCAACTCCAGAGCCAGAAGTTGCTCCAGAGCCAGAAGCAGAGCCAGAAGCAGAGCCAGCAGCTGAACCAGAAGCAGAAGCACCTACCACCGGTGGTAGCGATGATAGAATTGCAAAGTTTATACAAGCACTAGAACAAAAACCAAATATTGTACAACAAATGAAAACTATTATGAGTGTTATAAATAAAATAACAGCAGATGATGATAGAAAAAGACAAATTGGAAAACTAATGTTATTAAAACGAGCAATTGATAAAGCAGTTGCTAAAATAAATTAAAATTATGTCAAAAAAGTTACAAAATATAAAAGCAGTCAAAGAAATGATTGCCGGAACGCACAAGTTCCAAACTAAAAAAACAATTGGATTTTCTGATGCTAAACAAAAAGCAGAAAAAAATAAACGCCGAGAAATTGGAGATGTTTGGGAAGAAAAAATTGGTAATACTCTTTATCGAATAGAACAAAAAAATGGATTTAGAGTTAAACAACCAGCTAACTCAATAGCACAAGAAGTTAGAAAACATCTTAACTCATATCCAAATTGTAGAAAAGATTGTTGTAAATCTACTCATAATCATTTAGATAAAAAAATGCAAACAATTCATGGTATGTGTTATGATTGTGTTATAGAAATGGAACATAAACTTCGTGTTACTGGTAAATATGAAGAATATGAAAAAAAACGTATACAAAATAATGCTGAAGCATGGTTAAAAAGAGCAGAAGAGGATGTTAAAGCTTTAAAACAAGCATATACTGAGCAACAACAATATGTAACAAATTCAGATGGATTAATGGAAACATGGGATGCACAAATGACTCCAACTGAGTTTGAAGAAAAAGTAGAAAAACAATTTGCAAAGTTCAAAGAAAACTTTTTAGAAAATTTAAATAAAGAAAAGGCAAGTAATGATTAAAAAATATTGGAAAATTATATTAGGTATTTTAACTGGAATAGTTGGAATATTTTTTATGTTATCAAAAAATAATTCTAAAAAAGCTAATGAGGCAAAAAAGAAAATTGACAATAATAATAAAACAATTAATAAATTAGATGGACAACTTGAAGAAGTTAAAAAACAAAAACAAGTTGCTAAGAAAAAAGTTGAAACAACAAAAAATAAACTAAAAACAACAAAAAAACTAAAAACTCAACCAATTCCAAAAAAAGCTAAAGTAGTAAAGTCTAAAGAAGAAGCAGTTAAATCAGCTGCAGCAAATATTAGAAAAAGAACTAGGAAATGAAAAATATTTTTATTATATTATTAATATGTCCTCTAATAAGTTTTGGACAAATGGTAGATACATGTTTTACAAGCAAAGAAATTATTGATATTTCAGAAACATTAGATTCATTATATTATATGGATTCTATTAATAATGAAATAATTTCTCAACAAGAAACATTAATATCTGATTTAGAAACAGTTATAAGATTAGATTCTATAGAATTAATATATACAAATACAAAAGTAAAACTATTAAACGAAAATATAAATTTGTATATAGAGCGAGAAAAATATTTAAACCCAAAATGGTATGATCATAAAATAATATGGTTTGGAACAGGTATATTAACTACGCTATTCACCGGGAAGATGATCGTTGAAGTTGTTCAATGAGTGAAAAAAAAATAAAACAGATAGTACAAGAGCAATATTTAAAATGTGCGAATGATCCCGTATATTTTATGCGTAAATATTGTTACATACAACATCCTATTAAAGGAAAAATAAAATTTAACTTATTTCCATTTCAAGAAGAATCGTTATCTACATTACAAAATAACCGTTACAATGTAATTCTTAAATCACGTCAATTAGGTATCTCAACATTATCAGCTGGTTATGCATTATGGTCAATGTTATTTAACGAAGACTTTAATGTATTAGTTATTGCAACCACTCAAGACGTAGCAAAAAACTTAGTAAGTAAAGTTCAAATAATGAATGAGAACTTGCCTAGTTGGTTAAAAACTCAAATTATTACTAATAATAAATTATCATTAAAATTTGCAAATGGATCAGAAATTAAAGCAATCTCTAGTTCATCTACTGGAGCACGTTCTGAAGCATTATCATTATTAATAGTTGACGAAGCAGCATTTATTAGAAATATTGAAGAGATATGGGTAGCATCTCAAGCTACGCTATCTACTGGTGGAGGAGCAATTGTATTATCAACTCCTAATGGCATTGGTAATTGGTTTCATCAAACTTGGGTAGATGCTGAAAATGGAATTAATGGATTTGAAACGATTAAGCTACAATGGAATTTGCACCCAGAGCGTGATCAATCTTGGAGAAATGATCAAACTAAATTATTAGGTGAAAGAGGAGCAGCTCAAGAATGTGATTGTGATTTTATATCTTCTGGACATACTGTAGTAGACGGATTAATATTACAAGAGTTTGAATCAAGATGTCAAGAGCCTGCAGAAAAGCGTGGATTTGATAATGGTTATTGGATATGGGAATATCCAGATTACTCAAAGAATTATATTGTTGTAGCAGACGTTGCACGTGGAGATGGAGCTGATTGGTCAACATTTCATGTTATAGACGTAGAGACAATTACTCAAGTAGCTGAATACAAAGGAAAACTTCCACCAAAAGATTTTGGCAATATGTTAGTAACTGTTGCAACTGAATGGAATAATGCATTATTAGCAATAGAAAATGCAAATATAGGTTGGGCTGCAATACAACCAGCATTAGATAGAAACTATGAAAATATATTTTATACATATAAAGATGATGGATATGTAGATTTAGAAGTTCAACTTTTAAAGGGATATGATATAAAAGACAAAACTAAAATGGTACCTGGGGTTTCAACAACGTCAAGAACTAGACCATTAATGATATCAGCATTAGAAATGTATATGCGTGAAGGAACTCCTATAATAAAGTCTAAACGATTAATACAAGAATTATTTGTATTTGTTTGGCTAAATGGAAAACCTCAAGCCCAAGTTGGATATAATGATGATTTAGTAATGGCATACGCAATTGGTTTATGGTTGCGTGATACAAGTTTAAAATTAAGACAACATGGTATTGACTTAAATAAACGAGCATTATCTAAAGTACAAAAAACTGATACTACAATTTATACTGGAAATAATGATCGTCCATCTGATGCCTGGAATTGGAATAATGGTGGAGATGATGAAAATTTAACATGGCTTCTGTAGTAAGTTATATTTATATATAAATAAAAAAGAAATATTATGGCGTCTTTAAGAAAACGTTTACAAAATTTATTCTCTACAAACGTAATAGTTCGTAAATATGGGAAAGATCGACTTAAAATAGTTGATACAAATAAATTACAATCTACTGGAAATTTATCTCAAACTAGACTAGCAGATAGATATAGTAGATTGCATGGATCGAGAAAACATGCTCAAGGTTCGTATGGTGGGTATGATTCAAATCATTATTCTCAACAAAGTCGTATGCAGTTATACACTGATTATGAAATGATGGATAAAGATCCTATTATATCTTCTGCATTAGATATATATTCAGACGAATCATCATTAGCTGATCAATTTGGAGAAATTTTAACAATTAAAACAAATAAAACTCCAATACAAAAAGTATTACATAATTTATATTATGATATATTAAATATTGATTTTAATATGTGGCCATGGATTAGAAATTTATGTAAATATGGTGATTTTTATTTAAAATTAGATATATCAGACGGATTAGGAATAATGAATGCTAGACCATTATCTGCATATGAAATAGAGCGATTAGAAGAATTTAATGAAGAAACTGGAGAATATGAAATTAAATTTAGACATTCATATTCTGAATTGGACACATATGATGTATTTGAAATTGCTCATTTTAGAATGATATCTGACTCAAATTTTTTACCATATGGTAGATCAATGTTAGAAGGAGCTAGACAAGAATTTCAAAAATTAATGATGCTTGAAGATGCTATGTTAATCCATAGAATAATGAGAGCTCCTGAAAAACGTATTTTTAAAATTGATATTGGTAATATTCCACCAAATGAAGTAGATTCATTTATGGAGACTATTATTAATAAAATGAAGAAAATTCCATATGTAGATAAAAATACAGGAAACTATAATTTAAAGTTTAATTTAAATAATATGTTAGAAGATTATTATTTACCTGTAAGAGGTGGTAATAGTCAAACACAAATAGATACATTACCTGGCATGGAATTTACAGGTATTGATGATATTGAATACGTAAAAAATAAAATGATGGCTGCTTTGAAAATACCAAAGCCATTTTTAGGATATGACGAAGGGGTTGAAGGAAAAACTACATTAGCATCTATGGATATTAGATTTGCTAGAACAATTGAAAGAATACAAAAAATTGTTGTTTCTGAATTAGTAAAAATAGGAATTATACATTTATACTCACAAGGATACGAAGGAGAAGATCTAGTAGGATTTGAATTAGAATTAACTGCACCATCAATTATTTATGATCAACAAAAAGTTGCACTAATGAATGAAAAAATTCAATTAGCAGTAGCAATGAAAGATTCAAAATTAGTTTCAGATAAATATATATATGAATACATATTCAATATGTCTGAAGAACAGTGGTTAGAAGAGCGTAATAACGTAGTAGAAGATCTAAAATTAAGATTCCGTCAAAATCAAATTGAACAAGAAGGAAATGATCCTACTCTAACTGGAACATCATATGGGACTCCTCACGATTTAGCTTCATTACATATGAGTACTGATGATGTTGAAAACAAAGATAAAGGTGGCAGACCTCCAGAAGGAATTAAATATGGACAACATGATAATGAAATGGGATGGGATCCAACTGGAGCAAAAACATTAAAACAAGGCACTAATATTAGTAATAATACATCAACATTTCAGCCAAACAAAAGAATGCAGAATAATAAAGCAAAAGCAACTGCAATGGAAAATGCTAATATTATTAAAAAATTAACATCAAAAAAATCTAAAATATTAACTGAAACTGATAAAAAATTAAACAATTCTTCTTCTTTATTAGATGAAGATAATATTTTATAATTAAACCATATTTATATGAAAAGGACTATGTATTAACGTAATGAAAAATTTAAAACATTCAAAATATAAAAATACAGCAATACTCTTTGAAATATTAGTTAGAAAATTAACTTCTGAGTCATTGACTACAGATAAATCTTTAACAATTAATATTATAAAAAAATACTTTGGAAAAAATACAGAGTTATCTAAAGAGTTACAATTATATAATTCATTGATTAAAGAACAACTTAAATCAGAAGCGTCTGTATTAGATTTTATTCGTACATGTAAAAACGCTCACAATCATTTAAATAAAAGTGTTTTAAAAAGACAACGTTATAATTTAGTAAAAGAAATTTCAGAAAACTTTAATTTTACAAAAATTTCTAAAATTAGAATTAATAATTATAAAACATTAGCATCAATATATAAAATCTTTGAATATAATGATGTTGATAATCCAAACCAATTGTTAGAATGTAAAACAGAAATTGTTGGGCATGTTTTAATAAAAGACGAAACAGTCCCACAAGTAGATAAAATTATCGAAGCATATAAATCACAAAGTACTGATACGAGATTATTATCATATAAATTATTAGTAGATAAATTTAACGAAAAATATTCAGGCTTAAATGAAAGTCAAAAAAATCTTTTAAATCAGTATATTACTCACGTTAATGATACTGAACAATTGAAACAATATTTTAGAAAAGTTATACCATCTATTAAAAACGAATTAAAAGAGCAAGTGTCATTAGTAACAGATAAGGCAACTAAAATAAAAATTAACGGATTATCTAAAATGTTATGTAATGTTGAAACAATTAAAGTTGTTAAAGAATCTCATATTTTATCATTGTTAAGATATTATGATTTAATAACTGAATTAAAGAAAGTAAATAAATGAAATCTTTTTTAAAAGAAATAGAATCTAAATTTCAAGAAATAAATGAACGTGACTGGGATGGTGACGGCGAACAAGAATCTGACAAAGATGAATATATGGGAGTCAAAGACAAAGCTATAAAAAAAGCAATGAAAAAAGAAGATGCTAAACCTGACTTTTTAGACCTAGATGGCGACGGAGATACTGAAGAAGATATGAAAGACGCTGCTAATGAAACTATAAAAACTT